TAGCAGTCTGTACGCAATTTTGTATTTCTGTATATGGCACCTCTCCAAAAAGTGCTTGCTGTTGTATTGGTACTACTTGTGTTCCTAGTGTTACTCCACAACTTAATTGCTCAATAGGGTTATATTGAATAGAAGACACATCATATCCATCAAGATTTTCAACATATTTATTATAGAATACTGATGTTGTATTTGTAAAAACTTCACTTACTAAAACATCTCCTGCAAAATTAGATATTGTAAAGCTTCCAAAATCTGCTAATGGTGATAAAGGTGCGTTGCAATTTGTTAAAGTAGGTATTACTGTTTCACTTGAACATTCATAAACCTCATAATTCCAATAGCCATTAGGACTTAAATCAATTAATCCTAAATATGGGTTTTCAGGTTGTTTAGCAACTGTGTCGTTTGGATAAAACTCAACCTTTGTATATCTATCAAAGACTTCTTGTTTCTGTCCAAAAGACCACTTGACAGCACCCGACATATTATTAGTAAACTTAAATAAATATCTTAAATTAGCAACAGGAACAGAACGATTAATCCGTCTATCTTCAGTTGTTACATAAAAAGTATAAATAGGTTCTTGGTATATTGCCTGTAGCATAGTATATAATAGAAAAAGTCAGTTTTTATTTGGAATAAAGAAAAAGGGTAACAATTAAGCTACCCTTTTAAGATTATAAGAAAACAGATAAGAAAATTAAGATGTAACGATTGCTCCTAAATTTGTAATTCCTGAATTGTCAAAAGGTGCTGTAGTATAGTCCTCTAACATTGCAAAAGGAGTAACCTCCATTCCGTCAAACGTAAGAGTGTAACCATTCCGATCGCCCCACGCTGCTCCAGAGTCCATAGTTCCTGCATTAAGTTGCATACCGTTATCAATACCAACTACAGCTATAACATTATGTCCGTTAGCTAGTGTTTGATTCAATTCAGCAAAAATTACCGTTTTAGTCGCCCCTAAAAGCTTAACTTCGTTTTGGTCTACTTTTGTGAGTTTATTTAATATAATATTTACTGTTGGAGTATAGTAAATAGTGCCGTTTTCACGAGAACCAACTATATTATCTGTTAAAGATGAAACACCAAGAGGCATAACATATTTGTATATATCATTTGAGCCGAAATTTATTGTATCAATTTCAGCAGGTGCTGTTGCGTCATAAGCAAAAGATGTTATTTGGTCATAGACTGCAAAATAAATATTTTTGATTCCGCCCGAAATTCTTGAGCAATCGAGTCCCCTACCGTGTATAAGTGCTGTACAAGCCATTTTATTGTTTTTTTTATTAGGTTAAGGGAGGAGAGGTTTTACCCCCTCCTTCCGTATTATTTATTTATTAAGACTGTCTTACGATATCAGCTCCTGTACCTGTTTGTACACCTGCTGAGTAACGAGCAACCATTCTAATATTATCACTTCCGTCCAAAGTAGCCATATCCATCAAGTTGATTCTTGTAGCATCACTTAAAAGGTCAGTTCCAAAGAACATATTTGATTTTTGAGCTACTACCATTTGATTTTCTGACATCCCATTACAAACAGCCAATTTGTACCCTTCAAACATTGGTACGTAATCTCCATTCATATTGTAAGCATTTACATATCCTAAAGTAGATACTGCTGAGATGTAGTATTGATAACTTCTTTGACTCAAATAAATATGTAAATCTTCTTTACCTAAAGTTGTTGTAGGAATATTTGCTACTGCTGACTGTAAGTTAGCAATAATATTTCCTGCTGTATAAGGTACTGCTGCTGCTGCATCTTGTACAACTGTTGCATCAACACCAGGTAATAAAAGTCCAGTTACATTTCCTAAAAAACCATTGAATTGTCCTGCTACATTAGTACCACTCCAAATAGAATCTTCAGTTGCTTGTGCTATAATTTCTCCCATATAAGAGATAACGTAATCATCAAAAGATGCAGGTGGTGGTGCTCCTGCTCCTGCTCTCATTTGTAAAGCCTCCCAAGAAGATAAAAGAGTCTCCTTACAAATGTCCATATTTACTTGAAGATTTTTAGGCTCTAATACTTTTTCAGTTAAAGCTAAAGTTCCTGCTGCTGTAAAGTCGCAAGTTGCGTCTACTACAGAATTTACTGTTTGATTAAGAGCTTGGATGTTGCTCTTAAATTTAATGTTTTCTATCATTGTTAGATAGTCTAACGAGTTTGATGCTTTTAAAGCTGCGGAAATGTAGAATCCTGCTGCCTTCCCTGCAAAGTTTGAAGCTACTGTAATTGCCATAGTTTTTGTTTTTTAGTTTATATTATTTATTAATTATGTAAGTTGTATAAGAACTTTTCTTGTTTTGTCATTCTTCTGAAATCTTGTGCAGTTGGTGTTGCTCTTTCTGAACTAAATTTATTTGTATCTAAAGGTGCTGATGCAGGTGCTTCTGCTAGCTCAGTTTTTAGTTTATCATTTTCAGCTTTTAACTTTGTTAATTCATCTTCTGCTGAGAACTCAACTACTTCTGTAGTCTTAATAGATTTTGGATTAGTAGAAGGCTCTTCAGTTACTTCAGCCATTTCTTCAACCTCATCATCTCCTCCGTCTTTATCTCTTTTAAGATCAGCTACTGCATCTTCTAAGTTTTGGATTCTTTTCTCCATTCCTGCCCAATCTTCAACGTCAGCTTCTTTCCCATCATCTTCAGCCATTTCTTCTTCAACTACTTCTTCTTCAGTTTCGCTTTCGATAACTTCAGCAACGATACCTTCTTCCTCTACTCTGAAAGTAACTCCTGTATCGGTTTTATAACTTCCGATTGGCAATAAAATTGTCGTCCCATCCTCAACAAGAACAGATACGTCAACTCCTGCCTCTAATTCTTCAGCTGTTGAAACGAAAATAGTACCTCCATCTTCTGATTTTGACTGCCAAGCCAATTTCACCTTCGCATCTAAGCCAAGTGCTACCAATATTTGTTCTTTTAAATCCATAGTTTTGTTTTTAGTTCTATATATAATAGAAAGATTAGTTACTTGTTTGATTTTGTGATTATTTCGTTTAGTGCTTTAAGTATTTCTTTATCTGTTGGTTCTTGCTTTTTCTTTTGCATAGATTCATACTTTGAGGTGAAAAAACCCTCAATAGATAAACCTTTAATATCCCCTGACTTCACCTTTTCCCATAAATCCGAGTTGGTTATGGACATTTTGACCATCCAAGTTCCTTTCGGCAAATTATAACCATAAAGACTAGACTTATCTAATTTAGGGTCTTCTATAATCCAAGATTCAACTGTTAAAACGCCTGAAACTCTATCTTGGTGTTGGTAGGTTGCTTTGTGGTGGTTGTTATTTTTCAAGTAACTATAAGCACATTTCTTAACTGTATCTTTACTGAAGTAAACATAGTAGTCAGAATCAGTATCAGCATCATATCTATAGATAGACTTTAGAGGGATAAGTGCGGGAGAAATTATCTCCTGTTTTTCTGTGTCTATCTTAGCTAGAGTTAGGTTGTTTTTAGCCTTACTCATATAGACCATATTTTCTTCTATCGCAGGAGCTGACACAAGACTTATAGCATCAATTGCCAAAGATTCATTTGAGTCATCGATGACAAGCTCAACTATTGCTGTAGTCTTGTCATAATAGTCTTTATTATCTTCTTCACATTCAGCTTTTGTATCGTATTTACAAGAGCCTGTTTTTCCCCATTTATATTTTCCGTTTTCACATTCTTCGCAAGGCATAGTTTATTCTTTTATATATAATAGATTTTTAGTTAGTTTATTTGATTTTTAAATAGTAGCTCTACGTCTTATATTTGCTAATTGATTTTGGCTGTTTGTCATTTCATCAGTTACTACATACGCCCTAGTTGGTTCAGGTGCTACTCCTCCCGTAATATCAAAAGCCCCTGACATCATTTGTGGTGCAGGTGCACTTGAAGATGGTGTTGCTCCGCCACCTCCTCCACCTCCTGAAGTTGGATTTGTAGAAAGTATTTTTGCTACTGCTGCTGCTCCCATCACTCCTGTTAATCCTGCTTGTATTGTGTTAAATGGTGGAGGAAGTTTCATTGCTTGCATTATAGCTGCTTGAGTATTGTAGATAGTTTCAGCTACTCCAATAGCTTTAGCCATTGCAGAACCTTCTTTAGCTAGACTTTTTGCTGAAGAAAACCCCATAGCTATAGTGTCTTTTTTAGTTTTTTCAACTAATTTATCAAGTGTTTCTTTCTTTTTAGCTAGTTTTTCTTCTTCCTTTATTTTAGAATCCGCTACTAATTTAGCATCAGCAATTTCTTTCTTTACTTTTAAATCTGCCGCATCATCTATTTCTTTTTGCTCAGCTTTTTTATCTGCTGCAATCTCATTTGTTAAAGTTTCCATTTCTGTAGCTAACCTTTTCTGAGTTTGGAAAGATTGTGTTTGTAAATCAATTAATTCAACTTCTAATGCTGCTAGCTCGTCTAAATCTTCTGCCATATTTTCAGATAAAGCCATTGTTTCTTTTTGCACTTTTATTTTTCTTCTTTGCATTTCTAAAACATTTTCAGTAGTTTTTAATTCTAAATCATTTGCTTTTTGTACTGCTGCAAGTCTTTCTTCTGCTGTTTTACTTTCATCTAAAGCGTCTAGTCTAGCTTTTTGAATATCCTGTCTTGTTTGTGCCCTTACTTTGCTAAATTCTCTATCTTCATCTATTAACTCTTGCACCATTCCTTTTAAACGCATAGCAGCTGCAGCTTCATTATTCATCTCAGTTCCAATATCCTTTATTCCTTTCATAAAAGATTTTTGCTGTTCTACATCCATCCCTGTACCTACTTGGATTAATGCTTGCCCATATTCTAAAGCCCCTTCTTTTACGCCTTCCCAATCAAACTTTAAAGCTGATTCCATTAATTTTCCTGCTGCTTTGAATCCATCTACCATTCCTGTAAGTCTATTCATTAAATTATCTTTAATGAACTCCCATAAATCTGTGATAGCTTGTTTAGGGTCGCTAAATGCACTCACAGCAGTTTCTCCAACACTAGAAAATAAGTCGGTAACAACACTTACTACAGCCCCAACTCCTGCCATAGCCCTTTCAAGCATTTCAGCACCCCTTTTAGTATTTGTAAAATAAGATACAAGAGAAGCAATAAGAACGACAAAAGCTCCTATTCCTGTGGATATTAATCCCGACTTTATTGAGCCGAACATTCCTTTTGCCGTAACTGCTGCTGAAGCGAATCCTGCCTTTACTCCATTCAAAGAAACTCCCATTATTTTAAATTCTGAAGCCGCATTTGAAGCATCTTTTTTTACTTCTCCAAGATTTGACTTAACCTCCATTTCTAATACTTCCTTTGCCATAGTTTTATTTTTTAAAGTGCGACTCCTGTTTTAATTTGTGTTAATCTAATACTGCAAACCCATTCAATCGTTACGCCTGCTGCTCCTCTAACTCCAATATAGAAGTCAGTTCCTGAAACATTACCTGATGTTCTCCAAAGCGTTACTGTACCTGAACTCTTAATGTTATCTCTTTCACTATTTACACTTAGTACTCCTGACTTATTAATAACTACACCCCTTTGAACAAAACTAGCATAATCACCTGTTGTTCCTGTTCCTGTTCCACCAACTCTAA